CCTTGTAGGACTGAACGAGGTTGTTGATGTTGGGAACGTAGGTAATCATCACCTTGATCGACCCCCAGTCGCCCGCTTGCACCTTCTCGCCGTCCATCGGCGGAAGAGGAATGGTCACGCAGCCACCAAGGATGAGTGCGATGGCCATTGCTGCGGCGAACTGCGGGCGGCATTTCATTAGAGTCGGGCGTTATTGTCCTTGGCTTGCACCAAGCCCCAGCCGGCGAGGATCGACGTGACGATAAGTCCGAGGTCGGGCAGCGCGTCCGTGGCGAGGTATTCCTTGGCTCCCGTGGAGATGGCGATGATAATGGTCAGGATGCCGATGGTGGTTGTTTTCCAGTTACGCATATTATTTTTGCTTCTGCTTTTTTCTTAGGTCGTGAAGGACCGAAACTAAGGTGACGACACCGACCGCTAGGCCAACGATGAGGCCGGCGACTCGGAGGTAGACCTCAAGCTGTGAGACGAGAGAGACGGCGGCGCTTCCGATGCTGGCAAAGGTGCCGAGGGCGCCGCGTTCAACGGTGCTAAAGTGATGTTGTAGATACGTCATGGTTCAAATAGTAGGCTTCTTTGATTTCGCCACGGTGCCCGCGCTTTAGGTTGGCCTCCCAAGCCTCCCACTGCGGCCCGTCCTCGCCACTGGTCAGCGGGATGGAGCCGAAGTTCTTGTCGTAGGCGAACTTCTTGCCGTAGCGGAAGACGGCATAAGCATGCCCGCGCTCTTTGCCATTTTCGTTCCAGTGGACGATAAGCACTTTTGTCGGCACGCCGTTAGCTTCCATCTTCACCTTCGCCGCAATCGCCGCGGGCAAACAGTCGTTGACCTCCTGCTGCGCGGTGAGGCAGCCGGACAAGGCGAGGGCAAAGATGGCGAGCAGCGGGCGCATTACGTCGTGAGTTGTTCCAGCAGCGTGTTGGTGAGGCGCTTTGGCCAGTAGGCGATCTTGCGGTAATACGCCGTGGCGGTGTCGGTGCTGTTGGCGATGCGACGACTACCGATGACCATGTGCGTCTGGGTGGTTGCGACCGTGCCGCTGGTGTCCGTGCCGACAAGTGATCCGGCTCTGGCGAAGGCAAAGTTGTCCACCGCATATCCAGCGGCGAGTTTGACGGTGTCTCCAGCGGCAACGGTGGTTGAGTTTATCTGTGCTGCGGTGCCAACGCCGTCTTGAGGCAAATACATTAGTTGGTTGCCGCCAGATTGGTTGAACCGTATTTCGTTTTGGTTGTTGCCACTTCCATTGGTGCCAAAATTCAAAATACGATTTGCCGTTGCGTAAGCCGCGCTGGCATACGGAAACTGAACCTCCGCGAACATGGTGCCTTCAGCCGTATTGTAAAACGACGAGATGGGCGTGACGGAAACTCCATCCGCTGCGCGGGTCACGGCGGCGGAGGTCGTCGGAATGTAGCTGGTGGCGAAGGCGCCTTGCTCAAGCTGCGGGGCGGCTATGCGGAGGGTTAGGTCTACGGCGTTACCGTTGGTGTAGTCCATACGCAGCGATGGTAATGCCCGCTCAACACTAGCGCTGCTCATCGTGCGCGTTACGGTTATTCGCTGACTGTTTAGCGATGCGCTTGTCGGTGTGAATGTCTGGTCTGTGAATTGCGCAGACACGGCAGCGCCCGCGCTTGTCCTCCCGAGCAGCCGCAAAAGCAACGTTGCGTTGCTTGTAGAGCCTGCGGCTAACTTGCAATATGCCGACTCCGTCCAAGTCTGACTATTAGCTGCGACAATTTCGGTGCTTGATTCAAAGTCAAATTGCATTGAACCGGACGCCGTGGGTGTGCCGCTTAATTTAAGGTCAATGTAAGCCAGCCCATTTTCAGTGCCGGTGGCAACAATCTGCGTTGCCATTCCATTGGCGCTTGCGTTTGTTGAACCCCAATTTGTCGGCAAGGCCCCACCACTCCCAATCACCCCATTGGTCGAACCACCAGCCTGCGAGTTGCGGATGCTGTTGGTTCTGGCCTCCTCGATGAGAAGCCCCAAGCTGCTGCCGCCGGAATGGTCGAAGCGTGGCGTGTCGTTGGCGGCGGTTTGCAGGGTGCCGTTGGCGTCGAAGAAGGTGGCGTTGCTGGCTCTGGTGAAGGTGATCGCGGGGCCGGTGCCGTTGTTTAAGGTCTTCTCCCCGGCAAAGTCGCGGCTGAAGGTCGGGCGCGCGATGGCGGCGCCGGACCCAGCGTTCAGCAACAATGTCGGGGCGAGGATCATTAGGCGGTGTAGGCGATGATGCGACCGCTGTGCAGATCGATGGCGGTGAACTTGCCGAAGAGGACAGTGCCTGCCGGGATGACGGGGGCGCTGGCGTCGGTGGTGTTCGCTATGTCGGCGATGTTGCCGGTCAACGTGTGGAACTTGGCGTCGGCGAGGACTTGCACGGCGAGCCAGTCGCCGGTGCGGGCCGTGGTGTCGGCGATGTAGTTGCCGCCGCTGAGGCCGTTGGTGATTTTGTTGTTAGGGAATCCCATAGTGTTGGTTGGTTAGTATTGGTTGACGCGGGCGGTCCACATGCTGGGCTGCCCTTGCTGGAAATAGTATTTGTCGCGCTGAGAGATCAGCTCGGACTCGGCCTTCTGCTCCATGGCGAGCGCCTTGTCGAGCTGGCCGTCTTCGGTGAGGAGATCCGAGGTCAGCATGAGCGCGACTGCTTTTGCTATGACGGCTGGAACTGCTGCGGTGAGGTTGCTTGCGCTGTATTCGGTCGGGCGGACGCGGTAGTTGACCCAGACGCTAGTTGGCAGGTCGGTGTCTTCGGGGAAGCGAATGGCATCTCCGAGGAGCGTATAGCCAATGGCGCGGGGCGCGGCGTGGGTTGCAGGGTTGTCGCGCAGGACCGCAAACACTTCGCCCATCGGTGTGGGCGTTGGCGATCCTGTCTGCTCGTAGTCGATATAATAGCCGTTCGTAGCATCACCCTGCACGGTGCGGCTTTCGACGCGCATAAGCTCTGGCCAATCGGCCCATTCCCAGCAGTCGGCGATGCGCTCGTTGGCGGCGGCGACCATCATGGTGCGGGCGCCGGATGGGATGTTGGAAATATCCGAGCCGTCGTTGCCGCTGCGTTGCCAAGCGCGGAGGAGGATGGACTGGAGGGTTACGGTGCGCATTAGCTGTTAAGTGCGTTCATGGCCGACTGGACGGCGGCTTCAAAGGTGACGCTAGGATTCGGCCAATCGTTACGCGGTGCCGGATTGGCGGCGAACATGGCGAGGATCTGCTGCAAGTAGGCTTCGACGGCGTCCAGCTCGGCGCAGGTTTTGCCTGCGGCGGTGAGGGACTGGCGCAGATACAAAAGTGTGGGCTGGCGGCTGCCGCCGAGGCCGACAGACTCAAGGTGTTCTTCGGCGGTCTGCGTGGGCGGCGGCGTAGGGATGAGTGTGCGGGTGGCGGCGTCCCAGATGAGGCTGCCGTTTTGCAAGCCTTCGCCTTGCTCGTCGGTGAGCGGGAGCGCGGTGATACCTGCCGGAAGCGGATCGGCGATGACGGTGCCAATGCTGACGCTTTGGCCAGTCACGGTGTTATAGAGGATGTTCCAGTTGTTCATGGTCAGACTTTCGGAACGGCGATGATGCAGGCGTCGTATTTGCCGGGGTTGGCGGCGATGTTGTGACGGATGGCGAGGCGGCTGCCGGTGGGGACTTCTCGGCCGAAGGTGTTGAGGCGCAGGGCTGGCACGCTGAAGTTTTCAGTGGCGCCGAAGGCGAAGTTCAGTTCGCCAAAACGGACTTCGCTGCCAGCGGCGCCGACGCCGATCTCGTAGACGGCATCGCCTTGCGAGGCGGTGTCGGTGTCGCTGGCGGACGGGGCGATGACGAAGGCGGTGTAAGGGTTGCTGGTGCTGCTGACGATCTGGACCCAAGTGCCCGATGCGCCGCTCATGGCGGTGCCGGTGCTGGTGGCGGTGTCAATGCCGAGAACATCCACAGAAGTCGGGATCAAGGCGGCGTCGGTGGCGTTGATGCACTGAAACTCGCGGACGCCGATGGTTGCAGTCTGCGAGGCGCGGACGCCTTGGACGCGGGCAGCGATGCGGCTTCCTGATGCGATTTTGACGGGGATACGAAACGTCATGCTGGAACATCCGCCGACAGCGATATTCGGCACGATGACTGTCTCGCTGCCAGCGGCACCAACGCCGATGTCGAGCAGGGTGGCGCTGTCGGCGGTGGAGACGTTGACGCTACTAACGGCGAAATTTAGCATCGTTGTCTGCGCGCTGGTGGAGGCGATGACCTGCGACCATGAGCCTTTGGTGTGCGGCGTGGCCGAGGCGGTGAGCGTGACGCCGGCGGTGTTGTAGCCCGCGTTGGTGAACTCGTTGCCGTAGAACCACGGCTTGTCCGCGAACAGCGGAGTGGCACCGAGGTAGGCTTTTTGCAGGCTCAAGGACATGGCTTACGAGGGATCGGTGATGAGATACAACGTGGCCGCGTCGGGGCTGCCGATGGCGGCGTATTCGGCGGTGGTGAGGCTCACGATGTTGTTGACCACATCGCTGCCGCTGCCTGCGGAGGTGTCGCTGACGACGTTGACGCCGCTGCGGTCGGCGGCCGTGAGCGTGCGGGTCGTGCCGGTGGTGATGCCGGAGAGTTGGAAGGCTAAATTTTTGGAGCTGTCGCCGTTGTCGTAGAGCAGGAAGTTGGCGTCGTTGAAGACATCCGGCAGAATGCCCGCGTAGGTCCAGTCAGTTGCGCGTGTTCCGGTGGTGGCAACGCGAATGTAGATGCCCGCGGGCTTGCGGTTGATGAGCCAGGTGCCTTCGGGTTCGCGGACGAGGTAGGCGCTGTCTACGGCTGGCGGGTTGGCGGTGGGCAACGCGCTGAAGTTTTGCACCTCGCCGTCGATGTAGGACGCGCCGCCGCCGCCGCCCGATCCTTTTTGATCGAACGTTCCGCTGAAGGGGTTAAACGTCCAAGGCATTACAGATTAGAAATTGGAGATTTAAGAGCGGGTGACGGCAGCGAGGTCCGCGTCGTTGGTGGTCGGCGGGTTTGTCGTGTAGGAGAAGGTCAGCGTGGCGACTGTTTGACCTCCGCTGCCGCCTTCCTTGTAGGTCACGGTCTGGATGTTGTTCGTGCTGCCGTAATACGAGATGCTGAGATAGTCGTGCTGGGGGATGTTTAATCCGGCCACGTTCCTGACGTTGATGTTCGGATGCATGTGTTAGGCGGCTGGTTGGGCGGTCATGCCGAGTTGCTGGTCTTGCTGGAGCTTTTGCAGCGCGGGCTGGGCGCCGGTGCGGCCGATGACGGCGTTCTGCTGCTGTTGGAGCTGGAATTGGAAAGCCTGTGCTCTTGCGTCGATCATGCTGCGGAAGATTTCGTCTTGGGCGTAGCGCTGCTGGACGGCGGGGTTGGACTGAATGATCGTCTGCAAGGTTTGCAGGCGGACTTGCGCGTTTTGGCCGCCTTCCTTGAGCGGGGGTTCGGTGCCTGCGCTGATTTTTGCGAACTGGACTTGCTCGTCCTCCTGCTCGGCGGCGGTGGCTTGGCCGATGTCTTGCACCAAGAGGCCGGCGAGATTCGGGTCTACGGCTTGGAACATGTATTTCACAAGGCCGGCACGGTCGATGACGCCGAAGCTGTCGAGCGGGACAAGCACCTTGGCCAAGTATTCGAGCTTTGCGCCAAGCGCTTCGTTGTCGAGGAGGCGCGCGTCAAACTCGGCGGTAATGTCGAAGCGCCCACGGATGTCTTGCGGGCTTGCGTTGAATGCCAACTGGGCATTGCCGGTGATGCGCGCGACCTCCTCGGGAGTCATATACTGTTGCGCCAGCGCCATGGTCTGCGCGATGCAGAGCTTCATGTCTATCAACCAAGAGTCGATTAGCTCCTGCGTGTGGAGCATGTAGCGCTGCTGCGGGACGGCATCGCTGATGCGGCCGAAGTAGTTGTCCACGTCCGCACGGGTGGCGGCTTCCACTTCGATGCTGCCCATGTCGGGGCGAGGGGGATTCATCCACTCGATCTCGCCGGGGCGGCGTTCGGGGATCTGCATGCCGGGGCCGAGAACGAGGTCAAACTTGCCACGGTTGGCCGGCACCTTGACGGGCGGGAGGATGCTGATGCTGGCGCGGTCGGAGCGGAAGTCGCGCTGGATCTTGATTTCCTCCTGCGCGGTCTGCACCAGCTCGGGGATGCCGCGACTCTCTAGCAGAGGGCGGGTGGCGCGCTCGCGGGGGAGTTCAATGAAAGGATATTGGCCGTGCGCGTAGGGAAGCAGCTCATGCACGGCGACCTTGTCGGTGACATGGTAGCTGACCACGGATCGGGTGACGCGGATGGCGTTGGTCTTGGGATCATTCTCCTTGCGGTAGACATGCCATATTTCGCACATGTCGCGCAGTTGCTCGTAGAGGAACTGGTCGGTGCGGTGGATGTTGAGCGAGATGCGCTTGAGCTGGCCCTTGTGCTGCGAGGCGGCTTCGATCCATTCCTCGTCCCAGCCCTCGACTGCGCCGCGCTCGCGCAACTCC